TACCGGCCGAGTGGGACGGTAAGAAGCGCAGCACAGTACTCGGGCCCTATGACCCGCGCACGGTCAAGGGTGAGCTGATCTGCCCAGACCGATTTGGCGAGGCCGAAATCACGAAGCTCAAGCAACTGTTGGGCACCTACGGCTCATCGGGCCAGCTCCAGCAGGACCCGTCGCCCACCGAGGGCGGCATCTTGGCCACGAGCCACTTTCAGCTCTGGCAGGCAGCCATTCGCCTTCCGCAGTTCGAGTACATCCTGCAAAGCTATGACACGGCGTTCACCGAGCGAACCACGGGCGATCCGACCGCTTGCACCGTTTGGGGCGTGTTCACGCACCGAGGCCAGCGCAACGCGATGCTGCTCGACGCCTGGGACGAGCACCTGTCCTACCCCGACCTGAGGGCCCGGGTGATCCGCGATTGGACCAGCGAGTACGGAGCGGACAAGTCGGCCAAGGCGGGCATGCCAACGAAGGGCAGGCGGCCCGACCGGTTGCTGGTGGAGGCCAAGGCTTCGGGGCAGTCGTTGCTTCAGGACTTGCGGTTGGCCAAAGTCCCGGCCGTTGGCTACAATCCCGGACAAGCGGACAAGGTTTCGCGGGCGCACCAGGCAGCGCCGACGCTGGAGCTGGGGTTGTTGTGGATTCCTGAGTCCTCCAAGAACCCTGGCCAACCGGTCAGTTGGGCTGCCACCTTTCTGAAACAGATCGCCAAGTTTCCTGTCGCAGAGCACGATGACTACGTGGACACTTTCACCCAGGCAGTCATTTTTCTGAAAAACGATGGTTGGTTTGAGCTCCCACAAGCAAACGATGTGGACGAGCCAAGACAGTACAAAAAGGAAAGGTCAAACCCTTATGCCGCCTAAGTCCAAGCCCATCTGGGAAAAGAGCCGCCCCAAAGACCTGGGCAAGCCCAAGACCCTGTCGCCTGCCGCCAAGACCAGCGCCAAGCGCATGGCTGAAAGCGCTGGTCGTCCTTACCCCAACATGGTCGACAACATGCGCGCGGCAAGGAAGTCGAAATGACTCGGCCGGTGAAGAAGTCCGAGATGGACTGCAACAAACCCAAGCGCACGCCGGACCATCCAACAAAGTCCCATGTGGTCAAAGCCTGCTACGACGGCACCGAGAAGGTGATTCGCTTCGGTGAGCAGGGGGCCAAGACGGCGGGCAAGCCCAAGGCTGGTGAGTCGGCAGCCACCACCGCCAAGCGCGACTTATTCAAAGCGCGCCACGCCAAGAACATTGCCAAGGGGCCGTCGAGCGCGGCCTATTGGGCCAACAAAACTAAGTGGTGAAACCATGCCAGATACCCCATCGATTTTTTCCGTTTCCCCTTACTCCCGTGCAATTGCTCGCGAGATGTATCCAGGCCAGTTTGGTCAAGACGATCAACAAGACGCCGCGCGCCACATGCTGGCCGCTGGCACCATGGCTCGCAAATACGGGCCCACGGTCGCTGACTTGGCAGGCAAGGCGCATGAGTACTCCACGTCTCCGCTGCGCGCTTTGATGATGATGCTTGGCCGTGGCGAGATGCCGCCGGACTACAAGCAGGACATGCACAACAACGCGCTCGGGATTGAGCTAGCACGCCGCGCGCAGTCTCAAAGTGAGCTTGAAGACCTTGTGCAGCAAGCGGCGGAACGCTCAGCCAAAACGCAAAATGAGGGCCGCCCATGGATCAGCAAAGCCATGGGCGGGCTGGTCCAGAAATATGCCGAGGGCGGCATGGTGAGCGGCAGCCAAACAGGCGGCGGCCTAGTTGGATCCAACATCTACAACAGCGATGCCAAACAGGACCCAGCGTCGGCATACAAATTTGCCGATGGTGGCTTTGCCGGTAGCGTGCCGGGTTATGCGGCTGGCGGACAAGTAAGTGGTGCGAATTTCCCCACAGACGACTTCGACCCAGCTAGAATCGACGCAATCGTGGGCGACCTCCACGCAATGAACGCAGGCTAAACACCATGGCAGATCAACTCTTAAACAACGGCGAAGACGAAAACCCAGGCGAGGACGAGCAGCGCGGTGAGACCATTTCCATGATGGAGGACGACTCAGACGTTGAGGACACCGAAGACGGTGGCGCAGTTGTTCGAATGAAGAACGACCGCGACGTGGCCGACAAGAAAGCTCACTTTGCCAACATCATCGACGAAGTTGATCAGGGCATGCTGTCCGATGCCGTTGTCGAATTGCTTGACAAAATTGAGCGCGACAAAGAGGCCCGATCCAAGCGCGACAAGCTCTATGAAGAGGGCCTGCGCCGCACCGGTTTAGGGGACGACGCGCCTGGCGGCGCTCAGTTCACCGGCGCAAACAAAGTTGTGCACCCAATGATGGTCGAGGCTTGCGTTGACTTCAGCGCCCGCTTCATGAAGGAGGTGTTCCCTCCGTCCGGTCCCGTGAAATCCAAGGTGCTGGGCACTGTGGACAAAGAGAAGCTGGACAAGTCGCGCCGTAAGACCGAGTTCATGAACTGGCAGACCACGCAGCAAATGCCCGAGTTTCGTGGCGAGCTGGAGCAGTTATCCACACAGCTGCCATTGGGTGGCGGGCAGTACTTGAAGCTCATGTGGTCACCTCAGTGGCGGCGCCCAACGGCTGAGTTCATCGCCATCGACGACATGTACTTGCCGTTCGCGGCCACCAACTTTTACTCCGCTGAGCGCAAGACGCACGTGCAGTACGTGACCAAGGCTGAGTTTGGCCGTCGCGTCAAGGCGGGCATGTACATCGACATTAATCTGGGATCACCCGATCAGATCGATTTCAGCCGCTCCACCGTGGCAAACGACAAGATCGAGGGCCGCGAAGACACCAGCTACAACGAGGACGGGCTGCGCACGATCTTTGAGATTTACACGCACATGGACTTTGGTGACGGCATGGAGCCGTACATCATCAGCATTGACAAGTCCTCACGCTCGGGCCTCAGCCTGTACCGAAACTGGGAGCCAGAGGACGATCGCCGCAAGGAGCTGGAGTGGATCGTCGAGTTCCCGTTCGTTCCTTGGCGCGGCGCTTACCCTATTGGCCTGACCCACATGATTGGCGGCCTGTCGGGAGCTGCGACCGGCGCGCTGCGTGCTTTGCTGGATTCGGCCCACATCCAAAACATCCCCACGCTCTTGAAACTTAAGGGCGGTCCTGGCGGACAGACCCTTAATTTGCAGCCCACTGAGGTGGTTGAGATGGAGGGCGGCGCGCTGGTGGACGATATTCGCAAATTGGCCATGCCAATTCCCTTCAACGGTCCAAGCCCCACACTGTTTCAGTTGCTTGGCTTCTTGGTTGATGCAGGCAAGGGCGTGGTGCAGACCTCGTTCGAAAAGCTGTCAGACCAAAACCCCAACGCACCCGTTGGTACCACTCTGGCTCTCATCGAGCAGGGCATGGTGGTGTTCAGCTCGATCCACTCGCGCTTGCACAACTCGATGGAGCGCGTGTTCAAAATTCTGCACCGCATCAACAGCGCGTACTTGACCGAAGAGGACTTGGACGCCGATGCCGCTGGTCTGGATGTGCGCCCCGAGGACTTCGACGGTCCGATGGACGTGATTCCCGTCAGCGATCCCGCCATCTTCAGCGAGGCGCAGCGCTTTGCCCAGGTGACGGCCGTGCAGCAGCGTGCAGCGGCCATGCCGCAGATGTACGACGCGCGCAAGGTCGAGGAAATGTTCCTGCGCAACTTGAAGCTGAGTCCTGGCGATGTGCTCAACCCACAGCCCGGCGAGGACGATGTTGATCCAGTGAGCGAAAACGTGGCCGCCTCAATGAGCCGCCCGATTTACGTTTTGCCAAAGCAGGACCACGTGGCCCACATCCAAACGCACTTGGCGTTCTTGAAGTCGCCGTTGTTTGGCGCCAACCCGGCCGTGGTCAAAACCTACCTGTACCCGATGGCGCAGCACTTGCGCGATCACCTGTTGAACTTCTACCTCACGCAAGCGCACGAAGCTGTGCAGCGCGCTGAGGCTGAGGGTTTGATCACGGACGACGCCAACCAACAGGTAAAAGTGATCGTTCGCGTGCAGCAGGTCATCGAGCAGCAACTGGCGCAGTTTGCTCAGGAGCTCGCCCAGATCGATCAAATGGCTCAGCAGTTTGCGCCCAAGCCTCCGCAGATGCCGCAAGACAACAGCATGCAGATTGCGCAGCTCAATGCACAGGTGCAGCAGATGGCACTGCAGCAGCGCTCGCAAACCGATGCCGCCCGCTTGCAACTGGAGCAACAAAAGGCCGCTCAGAAGACGCAGCTGGATGCATCCGCGCTGGCCGACAAACAGCAGTCGCGCGCCGAAGATTTGCAACGCGAGCAATTGCGTCAAGATGCAGAAAACCAGCGCACAATTGCCGATTTGAACGCTCGTGTTGAAATGAACACGGCCGACAACGCCACGGCCATGCGTTTGGCAGCGGCAGAGATCGCCTCCGGCGAAAAGGTCGCTGTGAGCACAGGCACTGGCATCAACCCAGGTAACCGTTAATTTTTACAAGGAGCATCCCATGAGCGATAAACCAACCCCAGGCACCGTGCCAATGACCGGCGGATTTGTGAAACAGCACCACCGCATGGCCGCTGGCCAGCCCGTGACCGGCCAGACCTTGCCGTCTGCCCCATCGGCCCCCAAGACGCCCGCCTGATGGCCGTCGAGGACCGCTTGCTCGGAAAGCTCAAAGCTGACCAGCAAGCATTTGCGTTTGAGGCCCTCAAGCGCCCGGTCGAGCGTGACGCTTTCGAGTACGGATACCGAGTGGGCATGGTTGCTGGATACGAAGCAGCCATCAAGGCCCTGCTTGATCTTCTGGACGACGAGCGCCACGGCGACCGAGACCTGTGATTTGCACCGGTCTGTGAGATTTTTTTGATGGTGGCCGTTGTGGCCGCCGTACACCTGCTGAAAGGAGCAGAAGATGACAGCTGAAGCGATGATTGAGGCCATGCGGGAGGCATTCCCCGAGGCCAGCCCCGGAATCGTTCCGTTTGGCAGTCGAGTGCTGGTGCAAATTCGCACCCCCAAGGCAAAAACCGCCTCGGGCATCATTCTCGACAGCGGCTCCCGAGACACCGAGAAGTGGAACACCCAAGTGGCCCGCGTTGTCTCCACAGGAGCCCTTGCGTTCAAGAACCGAAACACCATGGACTCCTGGCCGGAAGGCAGCTGGTGCAAGCCGGGCGACTATGTTCGCGTGCCCAAGTACGGCGGCGATCGCTGGGA